TGAATCTATCAGCACCTGGAGCAGCATAGTTGGTAAACCCCTTTGCATTATCATACAAAGATGGATCATCATTTGCATTTACAATCTCCTCTATAATTTGAAAACCAACTCTATAAGATGGTTTATTACCATAAGGTTCTAAAACAATTGTATCTTGAGAAACATCTACAAAAGTTCCTCTAATAAAATATACACCAGTATTAACACCAAAAGCAGATCCAGTTGATGTTGCTAATTCAGGAACCAAATTTAGAACTGTTTCACCTGCAGTTAATGTTGTATTTCCATAAGTTACATTCTCTTCTAAAGTTAATATCTCACCGTCAGGGAATGGTTCACTCTCTCCACTTGAACCTGATGTGATATATTTTACAAATATAGTAATTTCATCAACACCCTCTTCTGGTGGTAAAATATAATTCTTTATTGTTGCTACTATTTGTGAATTTTGCCCTCTAACTCTTGTCCCTTTACCGTTGTTATTATTAACAATTGCATCCAAATATATGGATACATCTATACCTAAATGATCTGGATTAACTTTTGCCGCAAAATATGTTGGATCATACTCAATATTTCCAGGAATGACCATCGATCCTTCCTTAAAAATATGACTTCCGAAGGATTCTAATTGATTTTGGAGTACAGATTGTAAACCTGTTAATTCTCTTGCTTGAACTGGATGTCCAGGTTTAAACAGAACCTTATAAAAATTATCTGCCTTATCAAAATCATCATAATAAGGACTTATATTTAAGTTAGTCTTTTGTGGCATTTTTCTTTAGAATTCCAGGATGATTTTAATGTCTTCTTTTTGTCGAGAATTTCGAGCAACCAAAGGTCTATTATCTAGATAGATTATTTCCCCTGATCCTTTATTTATCTCACTATCAGATAACCCTGCATTGAAGGTTACTCCTAAGTTAATTAATTTAGTTCCAGTTGGATTTGTTGAAATTCCAGAGAAATTAGTATCAACGGATCCAGAGAAAGCGGATGTGACTCCTTTAATCTGATTTGCTGTATCAACAGATTCAAACCCATATATTCTACCAGTAGTTGATATACCAGAATAATCAGTTTGATCATCTGTTGTAGTATAATTTAAAGATCTATCTCTAAAATACTTTAGAACTTGGGTAGAATCATCATAAGAAGCAACATAAGCAGTAGCAATTTTTCCATTATTTGGTGCTACAGTTAAAGTTTGCTTAATTTCTTCACCAATTTGCGGTGTGCCTGTAACAGAACTAAACTTAACTGCCTGTAAAGAAGAGAAAGTATTGTCTGTATATGTAACAGCGGTTCCTACTTTAGTGGGATTTTTTACAATACCAACTTGTGCAAACTTTGAATCTGTTGGAAAATCTTTAGTAGAATCATCAAATCTTGCATAAATTAAAACTCTATCAGTTCCCAACTCAGTATAAATGTCATAACCATGACCCAGTGATGGTGGAATTACTGGAATTAATTTCGCTCTATTTACAGTAGAAACATTACTGTTTAAAGTTCCTAAATCAACCAATCCATAACTATATCCCTTACCACCCGAACTAATAGTTGCATTAGTTATTTTACCATTAACAACATCAATTATTGCCTTTCCACCAGTTCCATCACCAATAATGTCAACCTCTTGTCCATATCCATTAGCATATTGAGCACCTTCCTTTTCTATAAAGATATGCTTAATTTGGTTGTTATTGACAGAAGAATCTCCATTTTCTCTAACTGCTCTAATACCAGAATCTGTATTTGATCTCCAACTATTAGGGACTGTTATATATTCTGTTGAATCAAACTTAATAATATCACTAGGTGAAATAGTAAATAGATACTTCCAAACATATCCATCACCACTATTACCAGCCTTTGTTGGTTCTAAATCAGTAAATGTAGGTTCATCTTGTGATATATTACCTTTTGGTGCAGTTCCATTACCACCATTATCAATGCAAGAATATACTTTAAAATCAGAACTTACTACAAAATAATTCGCTTCATATAATCTAGCAGCAGAATTTATTGGACTTGGATTAGATACACTGTAATCATCTCTATAAATTTCATATCTATTACCAGAAATCCAATCTACCTTTCTTACAATTCTTCTAATATTTGCAGATGATATTTTCTTACCAAACATCATAGTATCACCAACATGAGACCTATAAGAAAAATTATCTTTAGGTGGAGGTGTATTTGATTGCCAACCAGAAGATCTACCATACCCAACTGTTGCTGGATTTGATAAACCAATAAAAACATAATAAGAATTGTTATCAGATTCTACTGATTCTACAAAATTATTCGCATTTAGAATTCTAAATTGATCAGTAACAATTGCCGACATCGTAATTAAACTACTTTTTTCTCTATTTATAGTGATTTATTATGGAAGTCCAAAGACCCTCAATGATCCAGTAGATCTTAATCCCTTTAAGGATGTATCCTTAAAGTTCCTTCTTTGAATAGTTGGGAAAGTTGTTAATCCAGAATTAACTGTAAATCCAGTAACTCCGATTGAAATTGGAGTTGTACCTCTAACACCATTATATAGTCTACCCCAAGATAATCTACCTAATGATGTTGTTAGTCCCAAATTAGATGGATTATGGAATCCAGTAATTGCTATTCCAGCGATAGATGATCCATTCTTAACATTACATACAATTTCACCATTTTCTCCCGAAGAAGTAATTGAATTTACTATGTAAATATTATCCAAGAATGTTGTACCAACACTAACTACAGAATTATTATGACCATGAACTGAAGTCACACCATGTCCAACTGTAGTATCTGATATTAATATTGGGTAATTAGTTAATAGTGAATTAGCAGTTTTATCTGCTCTAAAGAAGAATCTAAGTGCAGTTAAATGTCCACCTATTCCATTTGACGTTGTAATACCAGTAATAACTCCAGTATATCCTTCAACATTTTCAATAGTGTTAATCCTTTCAGTTAGATTTTGTGGTTGTTGCGTAATAACGTGTGGTGGATTAGTAAAGGTATATCCTAAACCTATATTTTCGATTGAAACTGATGATACAGAACCATTAGTAATAGTTGCTTTAGCAAACGCTGTTGTTCCAACACCTACTCCAACTGATTGTGGAGCAGCAAAGTTAATATGAATAGGACCAGCAGTGTAACCAGATCCTACATTAGTTGTAGTTACTGATTGTATTGTTCCTGCAGCAGAAACTACAGCAGTAAATGCAGCACCAACTAGACTTGTATCACCTTCAACTATTAAAGCATCAACAGCATTAATACCAATTCCATATCTATCTCCACCATCTAACGCTGGATTAAACTCATCTTCATAATAGAATGATTCTGCATCATCAACAAATATTCCAAAAGCACCACCAATACCTGAAGATGTTGTTAAATCACCAATAATTTTAGCAGTAGGATAAATTTGTGCTTCAATATTTGATCTTGCCTTACTAATTACTTCACCCTGAATAATCTTATCAACTTTCTGTTTAGTCCATTGTATTGGTTTTTCTTGATCTTCAGTAATACCAACACCAACATAAGTATCAGTCTCAACTATATCAGATCCTAAGAAAGACTTGATAATTCTAGTTCTTTCTTGATCGACAGTATCTGTATAACCAGGATGTCTAAGTAGTCTAAGATCATCACCAACTTTTACTGATTCTTGTACATCTACTATCTCAATATCAACTCCTCGTTGTCCAACATAGAAGAAAATATCAATTTTGTCACTTGGTGAAGGTGGTTCAGTAAATAATACAGTTGTTCCACCAGCAAACTGATATGCAATTTTAGGTGTTTGTATTACACCATTTACAAATATTATAAGAACAGCGTCAAGATCAATTTCTGATGATAATGCATCATTATTATCTTTTTCAAAACTAATTAATTGACCATTTAAGAATAATGGGAACCTTCTTCTAGATCCATCCTGTAATAATTTAATATTATCGATAAAATCTATTTCACCAAATTGCCAAGCAGAGAAGTAGTCATTATAAGTTTGTACCACTTCTAATTGGAAATCATCCAATGGTCGTTGTAAATTTGCAGCAGTTACAAGACCAACTGGTTTAAACTTATCACCAACATTGAATGAATGTCCATCCCTTGTTACTTTAAAGTTGTATATACCAAATCCAGTAGCACCAATTCCAGTAGTAGTTTGAGCAGCACTAACACTAGCACTAACTAACATATTCTTACCAGTTTCTGTAGTATTACCAATACCTAATCTTGAGACACCAATAACAGGAAGATTTTGATAAACTGGGTCGGGAGTTACGATTAATGGATTAACATAATTACCACCTACTTCATTAATATTAATATCTAACGCACCACCTGTTCCTGCAGGTGATTTACCAACATTTACTCTAAACCACTTAGAACCAACTCTTCCAACAGGTAATTCAACTCTATGAGCAAGATCTGCTTCACCAGAAGTACCAACTCTAATAGTAATTGTATTTGAAGTTACTGATCTAATTGGTACTGTTGAATTATTATGAATAGGATCGGTTACACGAGGATAAGGATGAAGAGTTGCATAATTATCTCTCTCACAAGTTAATGTTAGTCCTCCAGTAATAATACCAACAGTATTAGAAGTATTCAATCCATGTGCAGCACCAAAATCTAATACTAAATCACCAGTGGTTCCATCATATGTGGCACCAGTAATAGTTCTATTTGCTGCTCCTGTTACTGTTACACTATTGGGAAGAGCAGAAGAGAATGAATGTGCAAATCCAACACGAGGATATGCGTGATCAGTAGTATAAGCATCTTTAGCACAAGACATTACTAATGATCCAGTAGCAATACCAACTGTCTGATTTGATTTTTGTATACATCCATTTACAGTTTTACCTGGTACAAATGTATGATCAAACTTCTGATATGATGGATTTGGATTAACATTAACTTTAAATGTGTTTACAGTCTTATTTGTAATTTCCAACCACTTACCACTAGCATAATCTGTAGGTCTTGGATATGAATGCTCTGTAGCACCACCATCCTTTGTACAAGTAAATGTAATACCATTATCATCAATCAAAATCTTATCACCAACATTAAATCCGTGAGAATTTTTTGTAAGAGTTAGAACACCAGTATTTTTGTTATAAGCAGCATTTGTTGGTGTAATTGTAGAACATCCAACAAAACCATGTGAAGCACTTTCTACTTGAATCCATCCAGTTGCAGGATCATAATCTGCATCACTGATATTACGAGTTACTATTGGTGATTTACCAACAAAAACACTAAATGAAGTATTAGATATTTTTGTAATAGCAAGATTACCAGTATTAAGATCTGAATTATTAACAGATGCAGGGTCTGTAGGACGAGGATAAGTATGTTCTGTTAAATGTTTGTCCCTATCACAAGTGAAAGTTATTGAATTATCAGTAATTCTAATAACATCATTTGTACTCATTCCATGATTTGATGCAAATGACAAGACTAGAATACCTGTTCCTGCATTATAAGTTGCTCCATTTGGTGTCTTTTGATTACCATTCTCTGCTCCACTCTGAACACTAACTGCATTAGTATTTTCAGATCCAGCAACAAAGATATGTGCATAATTACCACCAGTAAATGCAGCACCTACTGTAGCACTAACAAACTTATGCTTATTGTCTGCAGCTTTAGCACTAACAACTGCACCTGTTCCACCTCCACCACCAGAACCAACATTAACAACAATTGCTTCTGAATTTACTTCTTCTACACCTAAACTTTGTCCAGATGCTGGATCAGTAGTACGTGGATATAAATGTGTTCCTCTATGATTATCTCTAGAACAAGTAAATCCTAAAGAATTATTAGCAATTTGAACAGTATTAACTGCTCTTAAAAGACCATCTGTTGCTGATGCATGGAATGCGTGTACATATTCACCACCAGATATGACAGCACCTGCAGAAGCAGATACAAATGTATGCTTAGTTGTATTTGTTGATGGTATTGCTGTTAGAACCTGTAAAGTTATAGATGTATCAGTTACAGACTGTATCTTAATTGCAGTATTATATACAGGATCACTTGATCTTGGATATGTCTTAGTAGTTGCATTATTATCAACATCACAAGTAAATCCAAGTGAATTGGCAACAAGTTTAATACTTGATCCTGCCTTCAAACTATGAGCACCAATTTCCAATTCCATCAAACCTGTTGTTGGATCATAATCAGCACCTGTTGGTGTAAATACTGCTTTTTGTGAAGTTCCTACATTAACTCTAAATGTATTAGCAGTTTTATTTGAAATTGCTAACCACTTATTGCTAACTGGATCTGAAGATCTTGGATATGAATGTTCTGTAGCATTAGCATCCATTGAACACTTAAATGTCAATGAATTATCTGCAAATTTAACGAAATTTCCATTACTAAATCCATGACCTGCAATGGTAACAGTCATTATACCAACACGAGCATCATATTGAGCACTATCCACTTTATGCTTAGTTGCTGCACTTAATGAATGACTACCCACAGTCAAACTTAATCTACCTGTAGAAGAAGTGTAATTTGATGCAGTTGGAGTTAATTGTGCTCCTGCATTAGGAGTAATAGAATTATTAGTAGAACTTACAAACTTATGGTCATATTCAATATCACTAACACCAATAGCAACAGTGCCATAGTATCCACTACCAAAGGTTAAGTCGTTGAAGAATTCCCAAGCATTACCACCAGTCTTATAATTATGTGGTATGGTACAAATACCAGCATCAACCTCAAAGGTTCTTTCTGATATTATTCCAACCAAATGAAGTGGACGTTCATGATCTTGGAAGAATGTTGTAGTTACACCAGTATGTGGAGCAGCACAAGTAAATTCTAGATCTCTCAATTTAACCATAGAAGGAGTTTCTAAGGAGAATCCATGAACTCCAGTAGTTGTAACTGTAATAATTCCAGCTATATGGTCATATACTGCAGTTTGAATACCTATTCTAGAATTAGCAGGTACTTTAGCAAGAGCACCTATCGAAGTACCAATACCAACAAGTGAAGTCAGAGATCCTTCAGCATTGATCTTAGGTTTAACTTCAGCACCAATAAGAGGAGCATATCCTAAACCAGGTGTAGAACCAAGAGATACAATTAGACCACCTCTAGGTAATTGATTCTGGTTAATATCAAAGTCAGATTTAATATAGTCTCCATTAACAGAAGATATACCTGTAAATACAACGCTTGAAATACCTGCAGTTGTGTCATTTTCAAATTCATAATTATTGCCTGTGTTATTAACAGTTCTTGGTGTTTGGAATACTCCATTAATAAACAATACACCATTACCAATTCCAACTCCAATACTAGTATTTCCTCCACCTACAGTTAAAGTATAGGTTCTACCAATACCTGTGAAATTATCTGATACATCATCAAATACCATATTAGTAGTATAATTACTTCTTAAGAAAGTTCTACCACTAAACTCTGCTCTTACAAATGGTAAGTTATCATCTGCTCTTCTTGATCTAGTATTTCCTTTAGGTGGATCTAAGAAATAAACTTTACTGTCAACAATATTAAATGATCCTCTATGAACCCTTACTGCAGCATTATCACTATGTGGAGTTGCACCTATACCTAAAGATCCTCTCTGCACCCTTACAACAGGCAACGTAGCGATTCCAAGAGCAACTGCTGTAGAATCGTTAATAAAACCATTTTGAACGCTTGTAAATCCAACCTGATCAACCTTCATAAATTCATTATCAATCTTCAACACGTCTCTAGGTTGTATTGAACTAATTCCACTTAATATAAATTGGGTAATTCCAACACCAATAGCACCATCCAAATTATGTTGAATCGATGTATATGTAATTGGTTGTTGTACTATTCCATCCAATCCAATAACAGTTTTTGCTAATTTTTTGGTTATATTCAACTTATGAGCATTTCCAGATCCCGTTCCAGTAAATGTTACTGGAAGTGCATCAGTAAGGGTCAGAAAACCAACTCTACTGAATAACTGGAATTGTCTCTCATTTATGACTTTAGGAAATACTTTGGTTGGTAAAATAGTAGTTACAACACCTGCACTATTTGTGGTAGATGCTATAGAAACTGCAGTAGCAGCTAATCCTATAATTGTTGATCCTGGTGTATATTCTAATTCTTCACCAGTATTATAAAAATGATTATCAATTGTAAATATACCAGTTGTAGTACTAAGAATACCTGTATTAGTAGGATTAAATGTCTTAGTATAAATTGGAGTATTCTCGTGAGTTAGATCAAAGTCTGTTTTATTTGCTCTATTTCCATTGAGTCCATCATATGCTGATAAGAATAATCTCTTTTCAACCTCACCAAATCTATAAACAGGTGGTGTATTATCAAAATCATTAGTAGTATAAAGAACTTGATTGAATGATTGTACTTCAGTTAATGATGAAGAATATTCTGCATCAGGATAGAATTTAATGTTTATATTACTACCACTTATTTCTCCACCAAATGTACCAATACCTGTTGTTGATCCAGCAGAAACAAATGGATATTGAACAGTCAAAACATCATCAATATCTCTCATTCCAATCAATTGATGAATAGCAGAAGTTTCACCACAAGATACTCTAACAAGAGATTTAATCGTACTATCTAAATCTTTATTTAAAGTTGAGAAAGTATATGCACCAGTACCAGATGAATAATCAGAGTGGAATCTAGCAGTTCTTTCCGAACCAGGTACTTGACCAGCAACTGAGAATCTATGGGTTCCTATACCTGTAGTTGTAGTTCCCAACCCAACAACATTTGCACTAACAGTAAGAGTACGTTCTTGATCATTTAAACATTGCAATC